TGCTACGCAAGCGTCAATCTTCTTTTTGCTGTTTGCTTTTTGAATCATAAGTCCTCTTGACGATGTTTTAGTCATAGAGTTTGCTACATGTCTATTTAATGCTTCGTGTCCAGAGTGTGTAAATGATCCATTCATGACTGCCTCATAAAATTTAGCAGTTGCAGGAACCATGCGTTCTGCAGTATTTGGATAAGACACTACTGGCATTCCTTCCTCATCAAACAACATAAATGTTCTTGAGTATCTTGCAGGATCAAAAACAATCTCTCTCATGCTATAGTCTGGATTTCTATAGGCATCAATGATTGTTTGTTCTACTTCTGCTACTGGAATCCACCAGTTTTGATCTGCATCATCTGGTCTTTCCCAAATTGCCAACACATCTAGGTGAGGTTTTTCTCCACCAAGGTACCAGGCAACTATAGCAGTTGAGTCTCCGTTAAAAGATCCATCAAACCCAAGTATAACATCTTCTTGTGGAATCTGCTCTCTGTTTTTCAAAGTTAATGCATCCCATGCGTCAGTAGGTATCCATGTCTGGGCACTGTCTGTCCATAGGTTAAGTCTTTTAGTTTTAAATTCAGCCTCTGGAGTCAAGAGCGAAGCAGATTTCATATCTTCCGCAGACAATATATCTCCATAAGATGGATTTGCTAAACGCCAGTTATCTTCGTCCTTATAATTGAGTTTTTCATCTCCTTGGTACCACGCAAAAAAGAAGGAAGGATCTTCAACCTCTCCTTTTGCTAGTTGAACGCCTCTTTGATACATCTGATAACACAGAGATTCTTTTCCAGAAGAGTCATATTTCGTTCCAGCAGTGGTTATTGCTACAAGCATTGGCTCTAAACGAGCACCCATAGACAGTGACATTGTGTCGTATAGTTCTCTATTTGGCTGTGAGTGTAACTCGTCAAATGCCACAAATGTAGAGTTTAAACCTTCTTTTGTGAACGCTTCTGAAGATAAGGCTCTATATACTGTGCCTGTACCTGGATTATAAATAACATCTCTGAATGTTTGTAGTACCTCTGAGAGTTCTGGTTCTAACTCAATCATTCTCTTTACCGTTTTAAAAATAATCTTAGCCTGGTCTTTATCTGCAGCACATGAATAAATCTGACCACCGTTTACGCCAAGCAATAACTGCTCTAGGACCAGAGTCGCTAGTAGTGCAGACTTGCCTGCTTTACGAGGAATCCCAATCAAAGCACGGCGATGTTTTAGAAGGCCATTATCATCTTCTGCATATAAATTAATTAGAAGTTCTTTCTGCCAAGGACGCAAGACTAATTTATCTCCTACATTTCCTGCAATTGAATCCTCAGTAATACGACATAATGTTTCAGCAAAATCTATAACATCATATCCACGACTATTAACTCTTTGAAGTGCGGAAATTGGAGAGAGGTATGTTGGAGGCCATGATTGTATTTTCTCCATAATTATCCTTTAAATGCTAACGAGAGCCTATCCTTGTCAAAATCAATATCTATGATTTCTACTTGTAAATCATGACCAATAGTAAATTGCTCAGGAGTCCATTTGCCCATTTTAGATTGATGGATTAAACCAGATACTAAGCCAAGAGAAACAAATACTCCAAAGTTAGTAATACCTGAAACCTTTCCAGTATGTACTTGGCCTACTGCCAATTTACTAAACTGAATCTTCTTATCTTCCTTTTGATCAAACTCAATAAGTGCTTTTCGTGAGATTACAATATTGCCCTTTGCTCTATCAAATTGAATGATCTTGGCTTCTATTCTTTGGCCAATATAGTTAGCCAGTTCCTCTGATTTATCAACATGGAATTGTGATGCTGGCAAAAATGCTCTTAGGCCAATATCTACTATCATGCCACCCTTGACAATTCTAGTGATTTCGCCAGAGACAATTTTATCTTCTGAATTCCATATGGCCTCAACTGAGTTCCATAGAATCTCAATCTCTGCCTCTTTCATAGAGAGAACATAGCCTTCGTCATCTAGGCCTATTACAGTAGCCTGTAGAACCTGGCCTATTGAGACGATATCTTCAATATCAAATAGCCTCTTGGCAGATACTTCCTTCTTTGGAATATGGCCTTCGCTCTTACAGCCAATATCCAATAGGATTCCTTCACGATCAATTTGAACAACTGTTCCTGTGACAATATCGCCAACAAAGTACTCCTTCATTGATTCGTCTATTGCTTTTAGGAAGTCTTCTAGTGTTCCTATGTCGTTAATTGCTACTTGGTTCATATGTTGCCCCTTGGTTGTCTATGTCTTCTTCAAAAATTACTTTTGCACGATTCTGTCTTTTTTCTAACAATTTATCAATGGATGTTGCAACTCGTACTTCTGCAACTCCTAAACGAGATCTTGAAACTGGATCAAAGCCCAGTGAGGTCAGAGCATCTGTGTAGGCTCTGTTAATTGCCACATATGCCTTAGCATCTGCTGGCTCTGTTGAGACCATATATCTTTCTCTAGCAGCCTCATTAGCATCAGCCAAATGGGATGCATTCTTGATTGCCTCAATATCACTAACTGGACTAAGCCAAGTTACAGCGATTCCCCAAGCACGATTCCATAAATCTAATCCAGATTGATTAAGATTTTCTGGTGGTGTTGGTATTTCCTTAGCCATAGGCAAATGAGAAATCGTATTTAAATCAGGCAAAGGTCTTCCACCAGGGTTGCCCATTAGCCTTTTAATCTCATTAGGCTTAGGTGGCCTTCCCGCAATTGGTTGAGTCATTAGTTAGTTTTTTCCTTTTCTACGAATTCCTTTTTGCAACATCGTTGACAAAATTTGTCCAAATGTCCAAATCTGATAATATCGCTATATTATACAGAAGAGGGCAGCCAGGGTAAACAAAGATTATTCACGCTCAAGTTTTGACCCATACCCAGGTTGTGCCAGGCAGGGGCAGGTGTTTTCCTTGTTTTGTTAGATTATTTTAACCTTTAGAACTGTTGCATTTTCTGCAAAGAACACTGATATTATCAAGTGTATTTAATCCACCATTTTTAATAGACAGAATATGGTCTGCTGTAAGGTCCGTAGTACTAAAACATTTGCTGCAGTAAGGTTGTAGTTGTCTTGCTAATCGTGACATTTTCTGCCACTCATAATCATATTTATTATGTCTTCTTCTTGGATTTCTTGCCTGCTGTAGTCTGGCACATTGATCACATCTAGATTTTCTTACTAGGATCCCACAGCCAGGGCACGGCCTATTAAATCTCATAATATAAAACCTTTGTATTTATTTTAATTAATATAATTAATCTAATTCATCAGGAAGAGCAGAGCACTCCTCACAGTCTATATCATTATCATAGTTATCATACTTGACTAGACTACCCAGGTGGTGGTCAAATAGGGTAAGGGCTGTGGCTGCACCTCTATTTAATAATGTATCAATAGCATCAAATGATAATCTCTCATCTGTATCTAATTGAACATTGACTGGACCTACTGACATGGACATATTAAACATATGTATTCCTTTGGTTGTATTGGCTATTACTACTAATCATGGACTCTATTGATTCCGTCCAGTTTTTGGGTAGGCTCTGCACTGTCGCTTCTTATTATACATGAAGTTTTAAGATATGTCAAAGTAAACTCCTTGCCTTAGCAATAGCAGAGATATCGTAAAGACCATTCTTCATTGGCACATTATGTTCTCTAACTATCTTATTAAGTTCTACCTTAGATAGGTTCATCCATAGACAAATAGCATCTATATCTAACCAGAAGGTTCTATTAGGGTTAGCCATAGCCAAGGCTAATAGTCTATATAATGTCCATGAAGTACGACACTTATGGCATCTTACTCCTGCTAATAGGTTATCTATATCTATAGCAATATGAGATCTGCATTCATCAGTAGGACATGGGATTCTTCTAGGCTTCTCTATGAAGTTCTTATTGATTGCCATTCCTTTATTATGGAGTTCCTTTATTGATCCCGCAAACTCTTCCACCCAATCCTGTTGGACTGTCCATTCAAGATGAGCCAAGTGGAATGAGACTGTTGCAGCAACCTCTAGTTCTACTGTGGCTTCTCTCTTCAGTAAGGCTGGAGGAGTTAGCGTTCTTGCTCTACGGATAAGGGCTTCATACTTATGCATGACCCCTAAGATTTCCTTACCCATAGAATAATCTAGTGCGTTCACATTAAATCCTATTGATCTCTCTGTGCTTGGTGAACCTGAGCCTGAACGACCTGGACTAACAAATGATGCAGCACCTGACTGTAGTTCAGGTAACTCAGCAAGCATAGACTTAAGAGCAAGATATTGACTCTTCGTTAACTTACCTTCGCTCATATTGTTATCCATACTTATCCCTTTGGCTTCTCTAACTGATTGAATAAGTCATCAACATTATTAACACCTTTGAACTCTTGCTTAACAACATGTTCTTCTACTGCCTCTGTAAACAACTCTTTGCGTTTATTTAGTTTGTCTACCTTTACTGATAAGAACATCAAGATTGCTGGTGCTATCCATCCTAATACATATGCAGCAAGCACCCATCTGAATAATCCTCTGCCTTTGGTAAATGCTATAACTCCTGCTACTGTCATCCATACAAGTTCCATCATTTATCTTTCTCCCAGTCTTCTGTTTCTACCCAACCAATTTCTTGTTGAGTCCTTCCACAAACGATACACTCTGTCTCGTCCTTTGATGCTGCCTTACAATCTTTACAGTAGTAAATCTTGTAGATCATTCTTCAATGCCTTCTATTTCTTTTAGTTGCTTCTTTGATATTGGTCTACCAAATGCTTGGTAATGTAGGTAAGCATATGCCTCTCTTAATCTTTCCTGCTTTTCTTCTTCTGTGTATTCTTTAATAGTATACATATGCTTATCCCTTTTCCTGTCTACTTCTTGCTCTGCCCTTTTGTTTGCCTGCCATTTGTCCATATACTTTTTCTTACACACTCTACACTCTGTATGAAGTCTGTCCTTATTCTTTTGTTGAGGTCCAAAGAACTCCTCAGTTAAGGGCTTATCCATCTTGCATTTAGAGCATGTTCTGTATTGCATTTATGCGTTGTCTATCCCTTGTGGTACTGAAGCAGTAGGATTGTATAAAGCATGTAAAGCATTTAGTCTGCTATGCAT